GTTTTTGTACATGAGTAGGGCGTGAAGTAGGAGCCAGCGCACTGAACCATAATTGCAACATACCCCACTCACTATCAGCGTAAACGTCCTCATTAATAACGTCAGTTTCAGCGGCGGTAGCTGTGCGATAAGCGTTTAGTATTTCAGTCCTTACAATGCGCCTAGAGCGACTATAAGAAACATCTACACGCTTCATCACATCTTTAGTTAGTGCTTTTACCCCTTTACCTGATGCCATTCCACGCGCTAACGTATTGGCCAAATCTGTTTTGGTGCTATCAGTCAACCCTTTCATTTCTTCAAACACACGCGATTGAACTAATCCTACGCGAGATTGAAAACCCTGAGTAAAAACCACTTGTTCTAATTGAGTGCCACGGATAGTTGAGGATATTTCTTGACCAACAATATCAGCAACGGCAATATTTTTAGCGGATTGTAAAGCATCACTTGCGCCGTCAGTGTATGCGCTTGTTAAATTAGCATTTAACCACCATCGATTAGTTAAGGCGCCCTGTGGGTTTTCTAATAAATCACCGTATAATAATTGCTGTAAAAATAAGTTAATTGAATTATAACGCTGTGCATCTAGCTGGTATTCGTATACTGCAACATTATTTATTAATTCTGATTTTGTCGCTATAAAGGTATTACCTACAAGCTCAGTATCATAATTGTAATAACTTCCATTGTTTGCCTTTAGCGTAGGCGAAAACGAAGCTATTAAGCTACGAACGCCTTTTTTAATACTAGTGTATCGTTTTACTAATTGCGCGTTACCGTTGCGTAGATTGCCAAACTGACCAGCAGGATCTTCAATATTGCGTGGGACAATTGGACTACCTACTTTCGCATTAATTATTGCTCTAATCTTTTTCATATAACCTCATAATTGCTAACATAGAAACAAACGCAGCGTTAACGGGTGACGGGCAAAAATACCAGCCCATGTGGTTAGCATAGGCGATTGAATCACTGACCTCTTGTCCAGTGATTAGTATTTTACCCGGTTGCCATGGTTTAAACGTCATCTTTTACCAATGGTTCATCGTCAATCAAATCGTCGTCTTCACCAAAAACTTCAACGTCTTCTTCTGGTTTTTTATCATACACATAACCTTGACGAATTTCTGACTCAGTAAATGAAGGTTCTTGCATACCAGCTTCGCGACCAAGCTTGTTGATTTCAGCCATTGTTTTGCTATTACTTAATTTATCACCTGTGGACGGTTCGCTTAAGTCTTCCCACTCGACCATTATTTCATTCGTTGGCTTGCTCATAATACCGCGCTCAACCAAGTACATTAAGAATGATTTAATACATGGCGTTAAGGTATTCTCGCGTCTACTTTCTGCGGTTTGCGCCCAATCTGCCTGATCTTCATCGCTTGCCAATCTTCCTGTTTGCTGACCGATCAAAATAGTTGCTGGTATTGCAATGGATGCAGCATAAACGTTTAGCGAATTAGTGAACGGGTGTGTTGGATCTGCTAATGTAGATTGAAGTTGGTGTACGTCCATGCCGTAAGTCGTAAGCATGGTGTCAAATCCGCTTGCAAAATCTGCAGCGGTATCTTCCCATATTTTCTTTTTAGCTGGATCGCTTGCTATAACTTGAGCGACTTGATTATCTTTAACATTTACAACCGTTCTTTGTTTGGCGTTTTTGTAATGACCTTCTGCTCCAGCGACACAAATTTTCTCTAAATCTAGTAAAGCATTATAGCCAGCTTCATTGGCAGGAATACCAAAAATAGATCCATCGTCAGCGCCCTCAGCAAATATAAACACCCGCGATGGATCAAGTTGTATTTCTGTATTTTCTACAGGGTTGCGATCACCGTTAACATCTTGGCGAAGATTATAATATTCCGGCATTCCATAGTTTTCACTGTTGATGTCAGAATTAGACCGTACAGAATTAACGTCAAGTTGAGATTCTGGTAAAGGCACTAATTTTAATAGGCTTTCAATACCAAGCGATCTACTTGCTGGATCTTCTGGTTTTGTTTGTTGTGACTCTTTTACGATCGGCAAAATACCAGCATAACGACCAATACGATTGCGCCAATCAACACCCTTTAGTCGCGCAAAAAGGTAATGTTTATCAATCAATATTTTTAAATCTTTTTCAAATGGCGTTAACGGTCTTTTATCATCAAATTCACCATCGGTAATAATAGGGCTAGACTGCCAGCACTTATCTACTATGCGGTGAATGCCTGCTTTAGCGATACCGAAACGCGCTTGCATGTTCCATAAGTTATCAAATGTAACTTTAGCGGGATAACCTGCAACAGTCCAAACATCGCGCTTAGTGTCAGCAAAGTGATAACCACCACCTAAGCGATCCGCTATATTTGAGCCGCGACTGTTCACACCTTGTCGGGCGTTAACTTGTAAATTTCTTTTTGATTTATTTCTGTGGTTGGACATTGCCGACACCTCAATTATCTGATGTCAGCAATTATAACACGAAGTTTAAGCGGGGGTTAAGTAGTGGTGTTTTGCTGTTTAATTAATTCCTGATAATTCTGATAATTAGCCAATTCTTTCTTGGCAATATCGTCTTCACCAATGTTCGCGGCTGCGGTGTATTTCTCATAGCTTATTTTTGATTGTTTTTCGTAGTAGGTTATCACTTGCATTCCTTTTTTAATATTTTAATTTCTAATTGTGTGCGCTCTATTTGTAGCTTTAACGCTTGTTTTTGTGAGTTATTAAGTTCTGCACTGTAACCAGTCCAAGCACCTAGGCAATACGCTATAAAAGCATATAAAGTAAATTCATATATGTTCATTATATCCCCATCCCATCAGTGATCTCGATTAATTTAGTAATAGCGTTATCAAAATCAGCACTAAGAAAAGCAAAGCTAGCCGCCTTACCTGAGTGAGTCTCAAAATCTATAACACCAGTATTGTCGACAAACCTAGTTGTAAAATCCAATACATCATCTTTATTAATTGATGATAATTCACACCCGTTTTTTAACAGTATTATTTTTGTTGCTGTGCTACTTATTAGAAACATGATTTATGCCTTTTTCATTTTGATTGACCAGCCAGAAACGGTTGCAAACTTGCGGACCTGCTTTTCTTCAAGGTTAAGTTTTTCGGCAATATCGGCGACTGACATCTTACCAGCTAGTTTGGAAAATACCCTAGCAAAATCCGCCCGTTCTACATCGGTATATCCGTAAGGGAATTTTTGACCTCTTACTGGAGCGACTATTCTTGACATAAATCCACCTCATGTATAACTGTTAACCCTAATTTCATTGCAAGCGCATGCTCTGCCATTGCGCCTGCAGAATCATCCCAATTATTTAACATAAATATAGCATCACAACACTGCAACATGGTTAAATCTATTTGCATATATTGCGCTTGTGTAAGTCCGTCAGGTAGTATTGCAGGGTTTAAAACTACATACCCCGCTAATGATAGTGCGTCGGACGTACTGTTAAATGCTGGGCGGTTAAAGTCGGAATGCGTTGACATTGGTCCGCTTATAAATATTTTTTGTTTTGGTTTGTCTGTGTAATTAACTATAATAGGACACTTACCATTGCTAACATTCCATGAAAATGCTTTTTCACTCATCGCATCAACCACTGGCTGAATATCTATATCGCCACTCTTAATGCCAATAATAAAGCTTTTTGCAATTGCATCTTGCTTCGTCTCAGCAACAGTTCGTTCAGCAGCACTATCAAGACAAGCGACTTTCCAGTCGTGTAATGTTATTTTCATATCTATAGTGTCGTCAACAATATAATCATCAAACAAAAATAAATTACCGTCACCGCGAACCCAGCGATACCCGTCAATTATCGGAGCGCGCAGTACGCTACTTGGCCAAGCTTCTAAATTTCTCACTAAAAACGCCAATGTGTTTTGCTTTTTCATAAAACCTCTGTTATATATTGTATTAAGTGTAAACACAATAAACCATAACAAACGCAAAGGCAACAAAATTATGAATAAAAACACATATGAAGTCACGGTAAGAAAAGGTGATGAAGTCGAGTCTATTAATATACAATCGTTCAATGAAAGTACGGCCAAGGTCGAGGCTATTGATAAGTTTTATTATGACGGCTGGTACGCAGTATCGGCAACGTTGAAGGTGGTTAACTAATGGGCGACTTAACTAAAAACATCTCAAGACATGAATTAGAATGCAAGTGCAATAACTGTGATGTGACCATTCTTGATTACGAGCCTGTTATTGATATTGTGCAAGAGACTTGTGATTATTTCGCTAAAGAGAATAACGTTGATAAAGTGACGTTAATTATTACTAGTGGCGCACGTTGCTATGTATATAACCGCGAAGTGGGTAGTACTGATAACAGCCAACACCCACGCGCATGTGCTATTGATTTTAAAATATTTATTAATGGTAGGCAGGTTGACCCAAAATTGGTTCACGCTTATTTAGATGAAAAGTACCCTGATAGTTTGGGTCTTGGCAGATATACCACATTTACGCATATTGATACGCGACCCAAAAAAGATCGCTGGTCTATGATGTAAAGCAAAAACGGCACAATTAAGTGCCGTTTTATTTATTTCTTGATTGAACCGAACGCCTTAATAGCTCCCTCAACAGCGCCACCACCAAAGTAAAACATGGCGATAAGCTCAAATATATCGCCAATTTTACCATCGAGTAACGCTTGCAAAGAATCCGTATTAACACCCCATGCCGCAGTTATTGCAGTGGCTACCCATATAATCATGTAAGGAGTGCCAACAATGAGCATCATGTAACGCTGGGCTAATTTAAAAGGCTCATAAGCTTGTAATATTCTTTCTTTTAAACCGATACGAGTCAGCGCATCACCTGCTTTTTCTTGGTCAGTGTAAAAAGCTTTATCAATAGTTTCCATACCTACATCGATTACCTTTTCACTTCCGAATAATTTACCTAAAAAACTCATAGCTTTCGCCTTTTGGTTGTTGATAAAAGCAAGGGCTGTTAACCCTTGCTTATTTAGCTCACTTAAAAATAACTTAAATTTATGTTAATTACTGAGTGTCAGAAACTTTGGCTGTTATTCTTACTGCAAAAGCGCCGATACCCTCCGCTTGGGTTCTTGTTAATGCCACTCTTCTAACTCGCATTGCAGCAGAAGAACTCGCACCCGTTGCTGTAACTCTTGTTGTTGTTGTTGCATCAACTCGCATTCCAACACTACCAGCCTCCGCCGCAGAAGTTGCCATATATTGAATTTCAGGTATCGATTGCGTTGTTGGGTGTGTAACAGTTGCTGTTGTACCATCAGATGTTGCTGATACAGTTAAATCAATTAATGAGCCGGTAACTGGTGCGGTTGGCGGGTTTTTATCAAGAATTACACCTGTTGCAGTATCAACAAAAAAATACAAATCAGCTCTAAAAGTAACATCAAAGCCCCATTCATTAGCCCCCGTATATTTTGTTATTGTAGGAAATAATGAGTTTTGAACACCTGCATCATTTAACTCAACTGACATGTCATATGTAACAGGTGATATGCCGCTACAAATAAACCTTAAAACCCCACCAGTCAACGTAATTGACTTTATAAAGTCAGGGTAAAATGGAGACGTTACGCCTGTGTTACTTTGAGTTAATAGTGACCATGAAGATCCGTCATAAGAAGCAATCGCTGATACATTATTAACAACAGTAAACCCATTAGAGGCGACCGATCTTCGGTTTCTGGCGTTACTTTCATTTCCTGTTGAGTCAATATTATTAGCCGCCCAATCATAAAGCCCTCTTGCAGCTACCGATCCCATTTCGTTATAGCCGCGCTGAGAATAATGAGTGTCATCTTGTGGGTTGTATTGCCCATTTTCTAAAGTAAAAGAGGGCGCACCATCAAAAACAACATTCATATTTCTTAGTACATCCCCACCAACACCATCATTTACGGCTGAATATTGTGCGCTTTGAATTGTCCGCCAAGATTCTAATGCCCTTGAGCCAGGACACCCAACAATACAAACGCCAAACTTAGCTAGGTTATTAAAGTCGGTAAACATATCTAAAGCTATTTGTTTTAAATCGTTTCTATAGCTAACAGGGTTCAAGCCTGATTGCTGGTCGGTTTCACCTTGGTGAAATACGCAATATGTCCCCCCTTGGGTGTATCCCTGCGTAGCCATAGCCGCCTTGGTTGATGTATATCCGGCAAGCATTCTTTGATAATAATCTGCATCTCCAACGGGGTCCGTTGAAACTGGGCTGGTATTACCTTTTTGTAATTGAGATATTGAAGCTCCACCCCTGCCAGCATTTAATACAACCAATCCGTTTCCTGTTAATTCATACCAAGTATTGGCAAAAGCAGTCCAAGCGTTTCCGCGACTACCACCACCTTCTAAAAAATAGTTTAAATGGTTCATTGTGTTGGAAATAGGCAATATGGTATCAGTTACAGGGTCGTAATTTTTAGCGTAAACAACAGGTACGGGCGTTGAAGCGTTATCAGCAGCAGCCGATCCGGGCTGGCCAGCATATCCTATGCTATTAGATTGGCCGTACGTTATTAGTATATCGTAGACTGTTGATTTTCTAGCTATAAATGTATTTGTTGGGTAGCCAGTGCTTACGCGCGTATTGTCTCCGTTTGCTATAACTGACGATGACAAAACAACATCCCATGATAGGTTGTCTTGTTTTACGCTAATTACTTTGCTTACTGGGAATTGAATAGAGCTATTTGTCATATTATCTATAGTGTCAAACTCATAAGCTTGTGATAGGTCGTTGATTAACTGATCGTTAGTTAAACTCTGAACCACAAAAAACTTAGCATCATCACCACCAATAAATGTGCCACTAGTAGTAAACGGTAGCGCAGAAGGTAAAGGAGCATAAACAACACTAGCCTCTTCAACGGTTTTCACGTTATCATTAGTAGCAAAAACAATACCACTAGCGTAAGCGACAGGCACAGCAAAACCCATCTTTTTAATGCGCCCGTTTACTGTATCGCGCGTCACGCCTAATCTGTCTTGCCATGTATCAGAAATTAATAAATTAGCATCATCAAAATTAGACGCATTGTCGCTCAAGTCTTTCGACGCTGTACTGCCTACTGGGTTGCCTGTGTTGAAAGTGGTTGTCATCTTATACTCCATCAAAATCATAAATGCGATCGTCGTAATTAACCATTGTTAACTGAACACTACGACCACGCGCTTCTTTTTCTAAAATAGACCATTTTGCAGCGGCTAAGTTA